CAGACCTGTTTTAAGAACTTGTGCAGGACCACGAACCAAGACAAGAACACGAACATCCGTATTAGCGGGGATCGTTACAGAATCTTCATAGACAAGTCCAGCAGCATTTTGTGATCCGTCAACAGCAGCTTGAAGAGCAAGCTTGTACTTCCCATCAGCGGTTACTTGACCAAGAACCGTACCACCTTTAAGAGTACGAGCTACAGTTTCACGTACAATCACACCCTCACGGCAGTAGCCAATCGAAGGTTCATATTCATGTTTCAACCAATCACTAATGCGACGGTCTTCAGTTGCAATCAGAGCCATTATTTATTTCCTTCGACTTTGTGTTTTTTAAGAAGATGCTTCATAACGGAGTCATCTTGTTTTTCTACTTTTGCTGCTTTATCTACACCCGAAACACCTACTTCTTTGTAAACAGCTTCAAGGGTTGTGGTAAACTTAGTAAAATCTTCATCAGAATCAAGAGCAAGAGCAGCTTTTACAAAGATAGCTTTGTCGTCTACGCTCTTCACAATTGCTTCAATCTTGTCCACTTTGGACTTCGTAATAGCAGCTTTCTTCTCTTCTTCAAAGGCTTTAATGACATCAAGAGCTTTTTGCAGATCAGCTTGCATAGCAGCTTTCTCTAGGGTTGCTTTAGCAGCTTCCGCTTCTTTAAGGTCAAGAGCTTTCTGAAGATCATCGGCATCAAGTTCTTTTTTAACTGGCACGTCTTTTCCTTCTTTCGTTGGCTTAGTTTTTGATTTCTCTAATTCGTAATCAGAGATTGTTTTTTCAAGCAAGAATTGATCTGTCAGAACAGCTAGTTTTGACTCATCATCTAGAGCATCGAAATCTTTTTTAATATTTGCTGAATCTTTTAAAGATTTAAGAATCTCAAAGGACTCTACTTTTTCATTCAACCATTGGTCGTAAACATTATCTTCAGGATCAGCTTCATAACCAAGCAACTTAGCAAGAGTCCAAGCGTCATCGTAATAAAGACTGAAGAATTTCTGAAGAAACTCAGGAAGCTCCATAACTACTTTGATTTGTTGAATCTTTTGTAGTACAATAGGCTCCAGAGATTTGACAATCAGTGCTTTTGGTTTACCGTTAGCAGAGAACCCTTGCTCTTCTTTACATAGAGCTACGTGAGCACCGGGGTGGTCAAAAGTAATTTCTGTGAGCTTGCTTTTCTTTTTAGCTTGTGGCATAATTTAACCTATTCTTCAATTTGTTTTTTTAAACCACGAGCGCCAATGGAAAGACCACTAACCTTACCAGAGAGATAATCTTGCCAGAGTTCTTCTGTTGCGAACTGCACCGTTGCAAGCCACGAACCGCTCTTCACCTCTTGACCACCAATTTCACCACTAATTGGTAGAATGTAGTTTTCAAGGTAATAGAAGTCTTTTGTGTCTTTCTCATGGTAGAGATTGGCATTCCAAGCAGTTTTATTAAAGTTAAAACATGCCTTTCTAACCTCTTCTTCACTGGTAATATCCCCGTGAAGGTCTTCTGTGTCAGGCTCCATTACAATCCATGTAACTTGCCTAAGCAGTTTGTCCTCTGAGGACTTTCTAATTGTTTTAATTGTTTTATCCATGTATACTCCAATTATACCATAATTTTTAAAAGAAGTCAAGGAATATTTAATGTTTCACTTGACTTTCTAGTTACCTTGGTGTACTAGTTTATCGATTAACCTGTGTTTTCTAGGTTCTGAGAAGAAGCATCCTCAGGAGAAATGTCCTTTGCTGTTCCTTCACCTAGTGTTTTATAACCTTCACCGATTTTGCTCTTTTGACCGGATAGTGTTTCGTAATCGACAGGAGCGTCAAGGGGTTTGGCATCAGCGCCACCAGATGTTCTGATAATATTCAGAATCTCACGATCAACTTCAACAAGACCACCAGCAGACATACGTGACCAATACTTAGATAAACTCTCAAGATCAACGTCTGAGATATTATCAATATCCATACTGCACATACGGCTGACATCCCAACCGTTAAGTTCATATGTTGTTCTAATTAGTTTGCGATTCACTTCATCTAGAATAGACCGGGCTAGTGAGAAAGCTGTAGCACCCGCGATACTATTCTTAATTGAACCTAAAGCAAAAGAACCTACTTGGGACTGCCCCATGGTCAAAATATCCGTACTAAGGGAAAGTACCATGCTGTTCTTGTAATACTGCTTGATCTTGTCAATATCGTAGGCTTTTTGACCTTGAACCGACAATAAATCAATCTTAAACAGTGGTTGTTTGGTATCCATATCGAATAACTGCGGAAAAATCATTGCACCTTGCTCGTTATTCTGAAGGTTTCTCATAACATTCTTGTAGTATTCGTAAATAGCCTGCTCTGTGGGGGAAGCCTCGGGACTCATATACGCTGGTGGGATATACAAGACGGGAAGACCTACAAGGTCTTTACTTACACCTGTCAGTTCAAGCTCTTCAAGTTTCGTCAGATACCACCAAGCAATGTATGCGTCTCTCAAAGGACTCTTACCGTAAGGATCACCACGGTGTCTACCTGTTCTAAAGTGCAGAATCTTGCTATAAGGGATAACAACAGTAGGTGTTGTATTCGTAGCGACAGAACCGTAATAGTCATTCAAGATAGAACGGTCTTGTTTAACCCCTTCAAGCTCTTGTGTGTCTGCGTTGTAGGTGAACCTATCAATACTCTCTTGCGCGCGTACAGGGAGCTTCTTCCATGTGATTACACCGTCATTGTATTTACTTCCGTTGGAGTTATAACGTCTGCGAAAGACCATTTCACAAACAGAGAACCCGAACCTCCAGCAAGTGAAAGCATTCTGAACAAACTCTATCCATGAATGCTCCATGTCTTGCATCGATTGCTTGATAATCTCAGCTTGTTTCTTTTCCTCTTCACTAGCATCTTCAACTGGGTTTACAGTAATTTCAGCTTTAGTTAGAATAGCATCGAACAAGTTTTCACTTGCGTTGACGATACTGTTCTTAGACATTTTGTTAAACGTCTTGATGCTTTTGGGAAACTGCAAGTCCGGTTCTGACTCGTTGTAAGGAATACCCCTAACAGTTTTGAAACCGTTAAAGCCTATTTCTCCCATGCGCCACGGTGCTGGTTTGTCGAACACATTTGACTTCTGAACAACTTCTTTTGACTGTCTTTTTGTCATTGCTTTATACTCTTTAACTGTATTGTAATTGTTTAAAACTTCAGACTTTCAAAGTCGTCAATTGTTGAGGATGTTCCACGCGAGGGAGAAAGGTCTGGGAGAGAAAGAGAAGACGGGAGAGAGATTGTTTGGTTTAGAATGTTTATACAGTCCGAACAGCAATCTACAATATCGTCTTTCAGCGTAGTTTTTGCTTCTGAGAAACTTTCTAGCTCGTCTAAAAGCTCCTTAGTCCAGTCATTTTTGACTACATTTATATAACCCGCTTGTGCAATCGAAGAGAATGCTCCAAAGCGTGTAACTTTACTCTTAGTTGGTTTAGACAACCTAACAGTGTAGCCTTTCTCAGCAAGTCTTCTCTGAATTGTTTTAGAGTAGCTTGTAGCTTGAGCACCTGGGTCTTGTGGTATACTTATGATAACGTCTTTACCATCTTTTTCAGCAGTGGAAAAAATCAACTCTTCAACCTTATAAGGTCTATCACGAATACCTACCATGTCTTCAATTGTGTAGAGAGACTTCCTATCTTTGGATATTAGAACACCTCTTGTCCAGTCAGGATTGGGGTTCTGGTCGGACTTTTGACTGGAAGCTAAGTCCCATGCACGCACGCGTTTGTTTGCTTTTGCATTAGGATACTCTACTATCTCAGACCATTCTCTTTTATAAAGACCTGAGTGTTCTGCACGCGCAAACCAGTTACCATAAAGCAACCTGTTGCATTCAACAGTGCTTTGCATTTTTAACTTGTTTACATATCCCGGATTCTTTTCCATAAGAATCTTGTTGTCGTAAACAGTAGAGGGAATAAACCTAAAACTTGTAACACCATTGTCCGCGCCAAAACCATGAACAGATTGTGCCTCAAAAAGAGATTTGTACCAGAGCATACGATCACCTTCTTTGTGAAAGTACATCTCTGCGTTGCACATTTCTGGTTTTGGGAAACCATATTCATCGAGATAACGGTCTTTTAACCAGTCAACAAGAAAGCTCTCGGCGTGGGGGTTGGTCTGCCACAGAACAACGGGTTTATATCCTACTTTTGCATTCCTTGCACGCGACATTATGTAGATGATTTGCTCGTACTCGAATTCTGTTACCTCGTCTACAATTGTTACAGAATTTTGTGCGCCTTTCCATATTTTCTCAAGATCATTCAAATGATTACAATGCGAGAATTTTAACGTAGCCCCTGACGGAAACGTAAATCGCATTATGTTTTTTTGAATCCTAACACCCGGATAAAGCTCCTGATATAATGAAACAGCTTCGTAAAAAGCAGAACCTGCTTGTCTCAGGGCACTGTAATTTCTACGAACAAAACTTGCTTCTGTTTTTGGATCATCCAGATACTTTGTAAGTGCAAGTAAAGCACAAAACGTTTTACCAGAATTGCCTGTAATAAAGACTCTGTTATTTACACGGACAACAAGCATTCCTGTATCTACAGTAAAACAATACTTGAACCCGTCTTCAGACTGAACTTCTGTGACCTCTTGTTTACCGTCTTTATTGGAAAATCTTCTATACCCATTACCTGATAAAGTAGCTCCAACTTCATGGATACCATCTCTCTTTGAGGTGCTTAAACACGTGTTGTAACCACAGGCGTGAAACGCGTACTGTATAAAATCAGCATTTTCTCTGTGCTTAGAGAAATATTTTACAGACTGTGCTTTCTGATTATCAACTCTGCTTGAATCCCAATACCGAACCTCATCTGTAATATATTCAAGCTGTTTCTGAGAACAGTTCCACCAGTCACCAACGAACTTTTTAGTTGGTCTTGAAGGCCATACAATTACCTCGTACTCCTTCCCTGACAAATACCTGTCACTGACTTTCCAACCATTGTCTTTGTATCGCAAGTTAAACTTATTTAACATTTCGATAAGCCGCTTATACTTACGCTCTTTTGAGAAACGCATTTGAGTGTAATTATCTTTACCTCCTTTTACAACTCTACCATCAGCTTGTACGGCGACTTGAAGACGAACCTCACCCTCTGATAAGGCAATACCGGAACACGTGCTTTTAAACGTAGTCTTAATCTTTCCAGTCCAACCTTTTGTTTTAGACTTCTCGTGTCGATTAAGCATCTCTTCAAAAGAGATTACAAGAGGTTCACCTGAGCCTTTATCATTCCAATAAACAACCCTATGTTCAGGGGATAGGGTAAAGTCCAATCCTCTGGCTTTAATTCTCTTAAAAGATTCACAAGGTAATTTTATATACTCTTTTGGTTGTACAAATTCTAAGCTATCGTTAGAAAAATTATACTGAGCGACTTTCTCGCCTGAGTAAGTGTCAAAGCGCTTCCAACCTGTCTCTGAGAGATATTCGGCTGAAGCTGTGAGACAACCAGCACTCCCCCCAAACAAAGTAATATCACTCTCACTCGCCAGAAACATCTCTTGTTTCTCAGAGCAAGGAGCATAAATTAGCGGTTCACTCAATTCTTATTCTCTTTCTCAACCATTTTCAAGTTTACAACAGGGGCTTTCTCTTCAACCCTCTTCCCCTCAGCAGATTGGTCAACCTCTGGTTTCCCGTAGAGTTCAACCAGAACCTTCAATTCAAAATCGATAATATCTTTAGCAATCTTAGCTCGAACTTCCGGTTTGACAGTGCTATCCATCATAAGCTCAATCATAACACCCATGCTTTTTTTAAGTTGAGGGGTGAGTTTGCGTTTAACACTACCTAAAGCCTCTTCGCGAAGCTCTCGGTTGGTTTTTTTACCCGTTGGTCTACCAGCAATGTTGATATTTGGATCAACGATACCGTCAATTGTTTTTGGAGCGAATGGCATAGTCTTTTTCTCAATCTTTGCATAGAAAGCAAAATAGGAGAGCGCTTTTAAGCAACTCTCCTGTTGTAATTTATAGTTATATTTTTGTTGTTATTTACTGTACAGCGAATTCAAACTCTTCAACTTATCCAGATTCAATTCGCAATTCTTGGGGTTAATTTTACCCTCTTTGAAAAGTAACTGCATCTGAGAATCCGTTATCTTCTTATTGTTCTTATCGAAATTACTATCAGGATGTCCCCACCCCATTTGCAACAACCAATGTCTGATTACCTCTGGGTTATTATCTTTTAGGATTTCTGAAAAGTTACTTTCATTGTCTCGTTTAGACAGTTTCTTGTTGTCCTTACAGACTAACCCACTGTGACCCCATCTGCAATTATCTATAAACCTATCTGCGAAACTCCACTTGCATTCTTTAAGTGCTAGGGCAATTGCTAGGTGCTTAGGGGTGTTAGACAAATGATCTATACCTCTTAGAATCAGGTTTGTACCGCAATAAATATCATCCACAACAGAAGCTAAATGATACGTTGGTTTACCGTTGCTTCTAACAAGCATTGTCTTTAGAACATTCTCTTTATCTTGTTCCGTGATCTTACAAACACCACAAGCAATATCGAAGAAAGAATCTCCTAGTAAGTCAACTGCTTTTTGGCTTAGAAACGAAGCACCAGCATCTTCTCTTGTATACCCGTTTTCATTTAAGAAAACACAAGCCATTTCATGATCGTAGATATAATGAGTCTGCTCGAAAGAACAATCCCAAGGGAGTCCAAGACTACTAACAGACTTAAAAATCAAGTTAAACTCTTCTATGTTTCTTTTTGAGTCCGTGTTATCAATCCTGAGAATAAACTCACCACCGGAAACTCTAGCAGCTAAGTAATTCTGCAAAGCACAACGAGCTGAACCTAAGTGAAAGTACCCTGTAGGACTAGGCGCAAACCTTGTTATACAAGGTGAACTTAGCATCTCAGACAAGCAATTCTTTGTACTCTTCTCTTTAGATTGCCAATTGTACTTTTTCAGAAGTTTCTCCTTATGTAAATTCCGCTTACTTATACGGAGTCAAATTGACCAAGAACCCTCAGTCGCTCTCACGTGATGACAGTCTACGAAGCAGGTATTATTTTACTTAGTATGCTTACTCTAAGACCTATTTTGCGAATAGGATTTCAAACCCATCTTGTGGTAAATAAGTGGAAGCATTAATGCTTCCAATTTCTGTTATAAACCACTCCTGACACAGCACCAACACTTAAACCAAGTTTTTTAGCTATTTTTCTGTAACCTAAACTTTTTTTTAAAAGGTGCCTGATTAATTCAACGTCGTCTTGTTTCAAAACTGAATGAGGGTGAAGTTCACCTTTTACATAATTAGTTAGTTTATTCTTAACAGCATGTAATGAATTTTCTGAATGAGTCACCCACTCTAAATTGGTAACAGAGTTGTTTGTTTTGACACCGTCTCTGTGATTTATACAAGGTTTATTGCAACTATTAGTAATAAATGCCTCAGCGACCAGTCTGTGAACTTTAAAGCACTTAGCAACACCTTTTCTACCACCAATACGTGTTGCCACAACAAAATAACCGTTTGCGTTTTTATATTGTTTTAAAATACGGTTACTTCTTTTGCTGAAAACATTACCAAAATTGGAAACAGTAAATAAATCTTCAAAACCAACAACGTCTTTAAATTCTTCGTGCATTAAACTTTACTTCTTTTCACCCGCTGTGCAATTTACAGTACCGTTAGGTTGTGTTGTTCCTGTATTTCCACTTGCACCTGAAGGAGCACCGTTACCTGCTGTAGAGCTTCCTGGAGCACCTACCGAAGCAGCACCACCAGCACCACCCGGAGCAGCATTACCTGTATTACCAGACTGAGCAGTTGTGTTATTCGGGCAATCGTTGGTGTTCGTAATAGTTGTATTAGTAATACTTGCATTAGAGCCGTTTACACCGACAGCATTACCATTGCCACTAACCAATACACCCGGATTACGAGCTTGTTCTAGACCTACACGAGCACCTGCATCAACCGCAGCGACACCAAGGGTTGTTTGATTTGCACTGAACTGCCCGAAAGCATCCATGAGATTACCTTGTTGGGTTGTCTGTGCTTCATTGTTC